CGAGAACCGTGAGCGCAACGATTACGCCATAAACTACGCGCTAAACCACCTCGACATGCAGACGCTCATCCTCATCCCTCGCATCACGCTGGGTGAGGACTACGAAAAGCGCATTCCGAATTCTCTGCTCGTCCATTCCAAGATTGCGAAGAAGCAGCGCAAGGCGGCGATGGAGGAGTTCAAGGCCGGTAAGCTGCGAACCATGATTGCCACATCACTGGCCGACGAAGGGCTTGATCTTCCGAATGTCGAACTACTCATCATGGTGAGTGGCGGTCGGTCATCACAGAAGACAATCCAGCGAGCGAGTCGCGCACTGCGGAAAACAGATTCCAAAAACTGTGCGACAATCGTGGACTTTTCTGACAAGTTCCACCCCATCGGAGCGTATCACGCGAAAAAGCGCATGGCATGCTACCGTCAACTCGGTTGCGTCTTCCTCCAATGAGTGCATCAATTACAACGACAACAAACGAAACAGCCACGCCCACAGAGAACGTGGTTTATCTGATCGGCGAACTTCGAGGTATCAGCCGTCAAACAGAAACCAAAACAGGTGCGCTTATGGTGCGCCGCGTTATATCCGTCGCTCGCCATTGGACGGATGCGGATGGCCGATTCCACGAAGACTTCGATGAGTTCGAACTGTCCTCATGGGGACAAGTGGCTGAGAAGATTATGGAAGTCGCCAATGGCGCGCTGGTGCGTGTCAAAGGCCGTGTGAAGGTTGAGAAGTGGAGCGATGGCGGTGACACGAAATCAGCCGTTCGAATCGCTGCCGAGAACGTCACTATCCTTTGTTACTGAGCGAATGAAAAATCCTCACATGAACAAAAAAATTATCCATCTGCTATCTGGCGGACTCGACAGCGTAACCATGATGTACGACCTGTTGAATCAGGGGCATCAACTTCACGCGTTGATGTTCAATTACCAGCAGCGTCACAGCCAAGAATTGTTGTGCGCCAAGTATCATGCACAGCAAGCCGGAGTATTGTTTACGGTTGTTGATCTACCTCCGCTTGGAGGACTGACCGAGCAATCGTGGGTTGTTCCTAACCGCAACGCGGTGTTCTTGAGTGTGGCAGTCAACCTCGCTTGCAAGTCTGGATCTGACACCGTCACGATTGGATGCAACAAGGACGACGAAGAGCAGTTCCCAGACTGTCGGCGTGGATTCATTGAAGCGATGCAAAAGACAGTCAACGAATCTGGTTACAGCGTTGAAATTTGCGCTCCATATCTCGACAAGCGAAAATGGGAAATTGCTGGACTCGCCAGAGATATGGGAATCAACGGATCCAACATTTGGACTTGCTACAACGGTGGGTTGAAACCCTGTGGAGTATGTCCCGCTTGCAAGAAGCTCAAAGATTCTGGCCTATGATCGTGATGTTGGATACATCCACAGACTTTGATCTGTGCGAGAGCGAATTGGGAGTAAAGGTTGAGCAGTTGTTCACTCCGCTTACGGGTCTGAACCCAAAGCGTCCAGAGGGTCGATTTGGAATCGACAACGGAGCTTTCAGCAAGTTCAACGCTGATGCTTTTATGCGGACGCTCAAAAAGCATGAACCCAGAAAAAATCTCTGCCGGTTTGTAGCTGCACCGGATGTTGTCGGTTCTGCGATCAGAACTCTGGAGTGCTTCCAGCGTTGGAGTCCAAAGTTGACCGGCTGGCCGATTGCGCTCGTCTGTCAGGATGGACAAGAGAATCTCTCAATTCCTTGGGATGAAATCGACGCGATCTTTATCGGTGGATCAACTGAATGGAAAATTTCCCGTCACGCTGCTGCGATTGTCAAAGCGTCTAAGATTCTGGGAAAGTGGTGCCATATTGGGCGAATCAATACTCCCGGCAGATACGAATACTTTGAGGAACTCGGAGCAGACTCATGCGATGGAACTGGACTCGCGAAATATTCGCACATGAGAGAATCCATAAGGCGGTCCATTGAAAATCCAAAATTGCTATGAAATCAAACAAACCCATCGTTGCTGTTGACCCTGGTGTCGGCGGCGGATTCGCAGTCAACACACCGGACGGAATCGTCCTGTTAAAGATGCCGGAATCACTGCCGGACATCTGCGCGCTGATCAATCAGCTAAAGGTGGCCAACTCAGAGTTATGGATCGAGGAGCTTCCGAACTTTGTGTCCCCCATGACGAAAAGCTCGTCGATGGCCGTGCTTCACAGAAACCTTGGTCGGGTTGAAGCTGCTGCATACGCATACGGATACGCTCTTCACAGAGCAGCTCCAAAAGCGTGGCAGGCTCCGTTAGGACTCGGCGGGAAAGCATCGTGCAAGGATTATTCCGATTGGAAGCGCAAGCTCAAGGCGAAGGCCCAGGAATTGTATCCACACCTAGATGTCACGCTTAAGAACTGCGACGCCCTGCTGATTCTGCACTATGCCATGGGAGGCGGCAGATGATCCGCAGATCCAATCGCCCTCCAACGGAGAGCGAGATAAAGCAAATGCTCATCGCGGCCTTCTGCATGGGCATGATCATCACATCCGCGTACTTCATCCTGTTCATCCTCAAATGAGCGAGAATAACCTGAAACCTCTCGCAGAGGAGACGGACGTTGATACGCTTCGAGCGGCCATCGCAGAGTACCAATGGTTGGCCAAGACCTTATTCAAATCTTTGGGGTGCGGATGCTACGGAGGACATGACCTCTGCTACAACTGCACCCAAGCTGAGAGACACTACAAACACACAACCGAGACATACAAATAATGAGCGCAATTAAACAACAGACAATCCGAGTGGCAGACGCAGATGAATCCACGCCAAGAATAGACTTCGCCTACATCGACAAGAAGTACAAGGAATGGCTGGTTCGACGTGGATTTTCCAATGAACTTGGAAACGAACTTGGAATGCGACGGCCAAACGGACGACGTGGCAAACGAATTGACCCTGATGAAATCTGAAATTACGCGAGAACAACTGTTGAAGGAAGCGCCTCGGCTGATCGAGTATGCCATTCTTCGCGGCTGGATGACTAAGCCCAAACCAAAATCTGATGACGCTTGGCATTGCAGTGGATCAGGACATCTCGACGACGCTTCAGACGATGAAATACAGGAACTCCGCAAAAAACTCAGTGGAGGTTGAACTCCTCTCCGACGACGTAGAGATACGGATCGGAGAAACCAAGTGGGCAGGCGTGGCCTACATGCGAGAAGGCAAGAGCAAGGTCTACGTTCGAACCAAAGCCGAATTCAAGGCCAAGTTCGTTCTGGTCGATGCGAAGCCCTAACCTATACATCGCCGCACAAGAGCAGCTCTTTGCGAAGTTTCAGTCACGCTCCATCGCCATCCAGCATTGGAGCAAGTACCTGATGACTCCCAAAGAGCTTGCTCTCCTTTTTCAGAAATTAGAGAAATCAAATTCTGTTCTTCGCGAGATAGCCAAGACTGATCTTGGCCAAAGTGGGGAATTAGCGAGAAAACAACTTGGAATCGAATGAATCAATCAAAGATCGACCGTGCGCGTGCGTGGATTAGAAACACGCCAGGAGCCGTCAGCGGACAAGGCGGTCATAACGCAACCTTCGCAGTAGCAACCGCGCTCATACACGGTTTCGAGCTGAATGCGGGGGATGCTGAGACGCTCCTGCACGAGTACAACGCGAAATGCCTCCCACCGTGGAAGCCGAACGAATTGGCGCATAAGCTCGATCAGGCATCCAAGGTTCCGCACGACAAGCCGCGTGGATGGCTTCTCGAATCGAATTCCGGCATGGGGCAGGGCGGAACTCCAGTATCACCCACCGGCAAGTTCGTGGTACGAAAGATCCAAGCAATTCCGCAATCGGACTTTCGATTTTCAACCATAGATTTCTTAAAAGCCTGCTTCGAGCCGGATGAAGTTGTTTGCATCTGCAACGACATCGTAAGCGACGACGAAGGTCGGACTCGGCCAAACTCCAAGGGTACATTCCTCAAGCGCGACGAATGGATTAAGAACCATTTCACGCCGCCCATCAGCGCCATGTGGAACGGTCCTGACAGCCGTGGCGCATACGTCCGCGTCAATCCGTGCTTCGATGAGAGTGGTTCTGATTCCGGCGTGGCAGCATTCCGCCATGTGCTGGTCGAGATGGACGAGAAGACCAAGGACGAGCAATGGACGATCCTCAAGGAGTCGAAGCTGCCGATGTCCGTCGTCATCGATTCCGGCGGCAAGAGCTTGCATGGATGGGTACGAGTCGATGCGGCGAACAAGGAGGAATGGAACGAGCGTCGTGATGTCGTCTATCGCCAGTTAGAAGCTCTAGGCATCGATCCGAAGAACAAGAACGCGAGCAGGTTCAGCCGGTTAGCCGGTGTGATGCGCGATGGCAATGAGCAGAAGCTGTTGGCCATCAATGTGGGCGTCGTGAACTGGGATGCGTTCACGGACTATCTGGAGTCGCAGGACATGCCTCAGGAGTTCTCGCTCGATAGCATCATCGAGTACGACCCGAAGAATGATCCTGACAATCTGATCGGCGACAGGTGGCTACGTCGCGGTTCATCGCTTCTCTTCGTAGGCCAAAGTGGTTGCGGCAAAAGCTCGATGGCCGCGTATCAGGGGATGAAGTGGGCGTCCGGTGAAGCGTGGTTTGGCGTAAAGCCCGTCCGGGCGTTAAAAGTGGCTTACATCCAGGCGGAAAACGACATCGCCGATCAGCATGACGCACTCAAGGGGGCGGCTCAGATGACGTTTGGAAAGGAGAACTGGGAGCGAGGATTGCGGAGCGTTGACATGCTCTTCTTCCGTGAAACGGTCCGAACCGGAACAGACTTCGCCACAATGCTCCGCCGCCTCGTTCGCAAGACCAAGGCTGACGTGGTTTACATCGATCCGCTGCTCTCCTACATGGGTGGCAATCCTGCGGATATCGAGGTCTGCGCGAACTTCACCCGACACCTTCTCCAGCCGATTATGATGGAGACAGGTGTTGTCCTGGTACTCGTCCATCACTTCCCAAAGCCGAAGGGCAAGGACGACAAGCCTGAGAGCGTGGCAGATTTGGCCTACTCAGGATTCGGATCGTCGGATCTGACGAACTGGGCGCGCGAGGTGATTGTGATGAAGGAGGTTGGCTTCAACAATCCGCGCAAGTTCATGCTCGGCATGGCGAAACGGGCCGACCGTTCCGGCATGACTGACAAGGAAGGAAAAGTCACCGGATCAATTATGATCCAGCGTGGCACGGGCGGCGACATCTCATGGAACTACGCAGAACCTGAGAAGTTCGTCGTCGATAAGGAGTCGGCTAGGAAACCCTACTCCAAAGGACGATATCCTAAGCGTTAGCCTTCTCGCGCATGGCGCGGCGACGGCCTTTCGCAGCGAGCGATTGGAACTTCGCCTTGCCGAGCTTCTTGCGTCCGATGTAAGCCGCAAGAGCGCGAGGCTCTCTCACACCCTTCTTCTCAAGACTGCTGATTAGCTTCTCGTAACGCCCACCACCACCAAGTTTCATCTTGTCCATAAATTCAAATAGGGTTTGAGGTTAAAACCGACAGAACAATCGCCAGAATCCAAGCGGCGCATGACCAAAATTTAGGCGTCGTCTTGTCCTTCGCCGTCGCGCAGTTATGCCGCGCGCGGAAATTCTTACGACGCTCAGGATTGTCGCGTTTGATTTCCATGTTCGGATCGCCGAACCGGACGATGACAACCTTGCCAGCCGGATTCTTAACGTACACCGCGCTCTTCTTCCGCTCGCCAGGAGTGTAGAACGGCTTGTTGAGCGTCACCTTCTTGCCCTGATAGGTGTTACCTTTTTTTGAGAGGGAGGTTTTCATTAGTCGCGGCGGCGCATCTGGCGTTGCGATTCGCGCATCTGACGTTCCTCAAGTTTTTGATTCTCGTCGTGCATCTTCATCCGCTCGAATTCAAGCGTCAAAATCTTCGGCCACTGGCGAGTAAACGTGTCTAGCTGAGTTTTAGTCAGCGAATCGATTGGTTTGGAAACAGTGCTGATGTATGTCGGGTTGAGCAGGATTTTCCCAACGGTTGCAGCACCGACATTCTTAGCAATAGACATCGCAGCTCTGCGCTGAGAAATGGCAAGACCTCCTGCTCCAACAGCCGTCAAAGGTCCGCCACCAAAATAGGTGGCAACTGTGCTTCCAACTATGAATGGCAAGACGGTCTTTTGAAGAATCGTTTCTTTGTCCGCCGTCAGATCGGAAAGCTGATCGGCAATCTTGGAGATTTTGCTGACACCGTCTTTTCCAAAAGCAGCAGTCACCATCGCGTTGTATGGACCGGGAGAATCCCCTCCAGCGACAAGCTGCTTCATCTTGGCGGCATCGATCATCTTTTTATCTTTCGACAAGGCGTCTTCGACGATTCTTCCTACAATGATGTTTTGGACATCACCCTGAAGCTCTGGACGACTCGCATTGATGATTTCCATGAACTTCACGGAACGGTTCCGAGACGAGAGCGTGTCGGTTGATTGCTTCAGGAAATCAACGATGTCACCAGGAGTAGGTGTTGTCTCCAGCTTTCCAGACTTCAATGATCTGGCCAAAGCTTGCTGAAATTCAGACTGCTTCTCAGACACTTGAGAAACGTAATCGCTCAGGTTTTTGACAAGATCCTTGGCGTTAGGGTTGGCCAAGATTGTCTTAATTTCGTCGTCATCGAGGCGGATGTTCTTGTTGTCAAGAACAGCAGCCTTGAGGTCTGCAAGACGCTTTGCCGTGTCGTCTTTCTGATTGATCAGAATTTTTTGAAGCTGAGCTTCGTTTGACTTGATTGCCTTTTCATTGGCAGCAAGCAGTTTTTCTGAGCCTGAAATTCCGGCATCAACATCTTTGATGAGTTGATCCTGTTGCTTCTTAAGTTCTTTAGAATTTGCCGTCAGTTCAGCCTGCTCATCGATGAGCGATTTGTAGGTTTTAGCGACATCCTGAATCTCTGCGATGCTCGGGAAGAATTCGTTGGCAACTTCCTTTGAGAGCTTTCCACGCGCACCCTTCGCTTCAATCAGCGTGTTGAGGAAGTCAGTCGGCTTTTCACCGCGAATCTGGTTGTAGATGTAGTCCGAAAGTATTGGCTTAACTTCGGAATTCCAGCGTTCACCCGCCATGTCCTTGAGTGCAGACATGGCTGTGCCACCTTTTGACCCAATCAAAGAAGACACAGCTTCAGGTGCGCCACCAGCTTCTCCAATATTACGAAGTATCCGATTAACGTAAGCGCCCTTGAATCTCTTGATTCCCTCAGCGTAAGATTTGTTTTGGGCGGCAAGAGCATCTCGCAGCGCAGGATTTTGATCGAACGCCTGTGTAATCTGATCGTTGATTTTGTTGAGCCTATCCCAGCTCTCAAAAAATCCCTGCTGAACAGGTGCATTAAAATCAAAAAGCCGGTAGATTTGAGAACGAATTTTGCGAAGGTCTTCCAAGCTCTTTGTTTCAAGAACTGGATTGCCTTCTTTGTCAACTTTCCCGGTGTCGATTTCTACGGTCGTTCTTTTTAGCTCTGGCCTGATTTCGCCAAAACCTTTTTCTTGAGCATCTTCAAACTTCTTAACTTCTTCTTTTCCAATTTTTCCAACTTCTGTACCAGCCTCGAATGCCGAAATTGGTTTCCCAGCAGGAAAACGAGAATCAAAACCTTCTTCGATCTGTTGGATCTGCCTGGTTTTCTCGGCAATCTGATTGGTAAGCTGTTCTCTTTCAGCCTGGTTGGTTGTGGGAAGGTTGTTCTTCTGAACCGTCAAATCTCGAATCTGATTTTTAATATTTTGAGATTCAAGCTGAAGCTCACCTTCAGCGCGTCGAGCAAGTCCGACCAACTCGGAATTTTTGGAATTGAGAAACTGATCGACATTGTTCTTGGCCTGTTCTGTCAGCTCATCCGATTTTCTGACGATTACATCGACCAGATTTGGGTCAACATCGGGCTTTCCAGAAACCTGCTTTAGCTCCTCAACAATTGCTTGAGTAAGCTCGTCTCCAGAAAGTCCAGAGCGCCTTCCATTGACAACAGATTCACCGATAAACTGTTTTATGCGGTCATTCCAGTTCTGGACAGCCTCAGCGCCAGTGCCTGAAAACTCTGGCGAGTACAGAGTGCTGGCCAACTGATCGGACAATGCAGGGTCGATTCCTGCACCTCCACCAAGACGCTTTTGAATCTCAGCAGTCCGTTCTGCAAAGAATTGCTGCATGAATGGACGCTGGAATTCTCCAGCAATTTTGGACGCACTTAACCGTCCTTTGGCTGCTGCCGACAAAGCTCGTCCACCAGTCGAAATTGACGGATAAAGAAGTCCTCCAACAATGGCATTCTGGATTACATCGCCGCCAGTAATCTCTCCGCCCATTGCTTCGATGCCAGACTTGACGAGCGAAGTTCCGGCTCCAGCTCCAAACTCTTTGACGACTTGCTTACCAAGCGAAGATTGCTGAGCAACGCCAGTTTCTGCGGTCGTAAGGAACGATTTGAGTCCTGGTGCAGCAGCTTTTTTGGAAAGAGAAACACCGGGGACAAGTTCAGCAGCAGCCTCAGAAACGCTGAAATTATCAGGCGAAACCATTTGGCCAACGATGTTTGCAATCGCTGGGTACGCCATTTCACCGGCAATGACCTGTCCTCCAGGAAAGAACTGAGCGGCTAATGGGCCACCATATTTAATTGCACCGCCAAGAACTTTTCTTCCGCGTTTGTTCTCGTAGTCTACAAGGAATTGTCGCTCTCTGTCGGTAAAGTCTTCGTCCGTAAGAGGCTCGTAGTTTCCAGCAACATACTTCTGAAACTTACGCGCGCTGTCTCTTCCAAGGTAAAAATCAGCCTGCTGAACCAGCGGATCTTGAGATTGAAACCGCTGCTGGCCAATCGTTCCAGCTTTTGCCCTAGCCTGATTCAAAGCCTGAGGAGAACCAGCGTTGAGCATTGCCGTTTGCGGCGCAGCAGACGGTGCGGCCATCCCGGCAGCAGGCTGCTGGTTCACCGAGGCAAACACCTGCTCAAGTTCCTGCTCGGTAGGGGGGCTGTCTCCGGTAAGGTCAATCGTTCTTCCCGAGGACGGATCAGTTACGCTGTAGGTAGGCATGATGATTATCGAACTTGAACGTCAAACCGACCGATTTTAGTTCCACCTGCAGAAGGCTGTGCGGCAGAAGGTTGCTCTTGCATTCCGAGAACTGCATCAGCCCTGCTCTCAAGTTCATTGATGTAGTTAGAGTATTGAGGATTGTTGTCAATTCCCTGCATCCTCAGCTTCTCGACACGATCTTTGATCGAGCGAGCGGTCAATTCCTTGAAGGTTTGAACTCGCTCAGAAAACCCTGTGTCTGTCGGCTTGCCGATGGAAGAGGTAATCCTCGTCGTCTCAGACTTTGTGAGAGACTTGCCGCCTCGCTTAAACATGGCACCGCTGCTCATGTTTTCATAAAGCTGGTTTACGCGACGCTCAGGTTCAAAAGAACCGATAGCTTCGCCAGTTTTGACCCGCATATTGAACGTCGGACCGTACAAATCCTCAGTGAGATACGGTTCCATCGGCTTGATTCCGTTCAATACCGCCTCAGAAAATTCAAGCTCATCAAGATCCAACTTCGTTGGCTTCAACGATGATGTCTTTGCCGACTCGGCTTTTTCACGGACTATGTCGATTCTTTCAGCACCCTGAGCAAGACGACCACGACCAAGCTCTTCGCTAAGTTTCAAACGCTGCTCGCCCTGTTGAAGTTGGCCACGACCAAGCTCTTCGCGTAGAGCCAGATTCGCCCTGCCAATTTCCTCGCGCAAAACGAGCGTAGCGTTTTGAATCTCTGAACGATTTTTACCTTCTGCAATCAAACGCTCAAGATTTGCTTGTGCGATACCGACTCGATCAAGCGTGGCTTGTGCGGTTGCTTGTTTACTTCCAATGTCTGCCTGAAATTTTGCGGTAGTTCTGGCATTGTACTCATTCCAGTCAATCTGCGGATTTCCGTTCTGATCAAGAACAACAGCGCCAATTTCAGCGGCCTTGTTGAGAAGCTGAGCCTGCTTGCTGGCAGCACTGTTGGCCGCGTTGTCTCTAGCCTTCAAAAGCATCGCTCTTTGCGAGTACTTTTCCAAATTGTTGAGCATCCGGTCAGCTTCGACGCGGTACTGCTTTGATTTGAAAGCTGGAATTATTGGAAACTTGGACTCAGGAGTAGGGTTATCAAGGTAATCTCCAACCTGTTTGCTGAGGTCAGAAAACACATTGAATTCCTCAACCTGTGCTTTCTGTTCACCAATCGCATCAGCAAGAGTCATGTCTCGAATCTTGTTCTGAAGCTCCATTCCCTGGCGCTGGAGCAAAGACTCGGCAGTCTGCTGCTGAAACTGCTCCATCATCCGCGCCTGAGTTTGCGCGCGGTCGAACAGGTTTGCACCTAGCTGAAATGCTTGGAGAGATTGGTCGGCCATAAGATTAGCGAATTCCAGGGTAGAAGGAAGAAGGGGGAACAGCGTACAGAGTCGCCGGAGACATCGGGTTGGTGTATGGCGTTCCTGGTGACATCGGCATTTCTCCGGTGCTGTAATCGATTGCTCCACCACTTATTGATCCTGAATTTTCAAACCCGTATCCAGAACTTGGTGAAGTTCCAGGAACTCCAGCTCCGCCAGCAGTCGGAAGCATTGCCTTGTACAGGCCATACTGCATCAGAGCGCCTCCAGCGATGTTTCCGACGTTGCTCAATGTGCTTCCGATGGCTTGCTGGAACGGCGACGGAGCAGCAGCAACCTGAGCGGCAGTCAAATCACGCCCGTACATTCTGGCCTGCTGTTCTTGAATCGCGCCGATCCGTTGAGCGGGTGTGATGAACATGCTGCTCACCGAGAACGGCTGGGCCATTCCAAATGCTCGCTGCTGCTGGATGAAGTTCTGAGCTTGAGCAAGACCCTGATTCTGAATCTGCATCGCTGTCAGACCAAAGTCGCGAGCGAGCAAATTTGTTCGAATGCCTGACGCATCTTTAAACCCTCCACCAACCGCCCGACCAGCGACAGCTCGTTGAAGCTGCGATTGAACATCTTGATCAACCTCGCCACGCAATCTTGAGCCAATAGTCTTTCCAGCCTGTTGAATCAACTGGTCATAGCCAGGAATCGCACGGCGAAGCTGAGTTTCAAGCAATGACTGTTCGGCGGATGTCGTCTTTTCCGCCAGTTTGGTGGCAGGCTCAAGCGCGGCAATGTTTTGCCGGATAGCGTTGGCCTGCTCCTGCTCGAAGTTGATCGGCTTCAGCTCAGGCACCTTCGGCTTGCGTCCGCCGAAAAGCCCACCGAGCAAACTACCGGCAGCGGAGATTCCCGCCGCTCCAAGAATTGCTGCACCTAATGCCATAAATTATCCTTTATCAGAACCATTGAGAAAATCCACCGCCGTTCAATCCGACGCCCACCATTCGGATGGTTGCCACAGCGTCACCCAAATACTGCATCGTCTGCTCCTGCACAGCTTGAACAGCTTTGGCTTCGTAGGCCACTGCTTCCTGAATCAAATCGTTCTCCTCCTTGCGAATCGCCATGACCATCAGCTTGATGGCGTCGGGACACGGGGGAATGAGGTAGTCATTGACGCTCGTCGCGTTGATGTGGCGCATCTTCGCCATCACTGTTACCGGCTTGTCCTCCTCGTTGTTGCAGCGATCAGCGAGGTAACTGCGACGATACTGCGGCAGAGTTTCATCAGGGTCGTAAACTGCCAGATCCAACTCTAGCAGCGTCGTCGCATCGTACTCGTACAAGCGGCTTGCCGTGTTCGTGGCTTCGCGGATGACGCCGGTCAGAGTGGTGAACTTCTTGGTCGATTGAGTGTACGGCAAAGCAAGCGTTAGCTTTTCACCGTCGATCCAGACGCCTCCGGATTGCGTTCGAATCCATTGACCGTTTTGATCAACACCTTGCAGCGTGATGGTTTTGCCGACATCCGAAGCGTCGCCAGGGTAGACTCGAAGATAACTGTTAGTACCGCCAGACATGTCGCGGTAACTAACCACAGTGCCACGATCAATAAGCTGCTTGCCGACACACACTTGGTTTCCGTTGAGAAGTCCGTATCCAGTTTCCTGAAACTCAAACCATTGATTGCGAACCGTTCCAACTCCGCAGCAATCGGCCACAGCTTCAATCGTCTCAATCTGACGCGGCCAAGTGATGCAGCCTCCGACCGTGTGAATCGTGAAGCGTCCGTACGCGCCAGCCCACAAACCCTTGTGAAGCAGTCGTCGGCACGCCTGATTGATGTAC